CTTCTAAAAATTGGTCTAATTCTTCACCTGTATTAGCATTTTCATAGTCTTCAGACTCATCATACTCCGCATAAATGAAATCTACGTTCTTTAAATGGTCTCCGGCACTCTTAAGTACGTTTAAATCGTTACCTTGAGTGTCACATTTGAGTACATTTACCCTTTCATAATTTAAATTATCTAAAATTGATGCTAAACTAATAGTTTCGACGGAATATACCCTGTCAACGAGGTTTTCAAATCTTCCAATTGGTCTACAAAGAGAACTAGTGCCAGGATCGCCACTAAGTCCGTAGAAATCTTGGTCTCTGGATTCACCGACATCAGAAATAGCAGCTTCAATAAGGTAACATCTATCCCCCGCATCGAGAGTCTCCAGGTGCGAGCAACAAGATTTAAAGTTATTAGGATGTGGTTCGATTCCAATAACATAGACGTTTGGGTCATCACGTAACCATTTAGTAGCGTTGGGCATATTAAAAGAGAGACCTACATCAAAGCGGAGTGTTAATCCGCTTTTGAGTTTCTCGTTAATTAGTTCATAGTCAATCATCCTTGTCCCCTGTATCTCTTAGGTGCTTTGTTCCGAGAAGAGGCGGCATATTTCGTATGCTTGCCTCTTCCTTGACGAGTTTTTTTGGGTCTCGCTTCTAATTGCTCGTTCCCTAGTACTCCTTTGGATTTTGCCATTTAAAGTACCCTTGTCTTCTCATGTCCAACACGTATCCGAGGATCGCACCAGATTTCGTAGTCGGCTTCAATAGCATCTAAACAGAAACTAACGTCCTCTCCACACATATCTTGAACCGCACCGGATTCAAAGACTTGCATCTTAGGAGCAAACCAAGGATAAGACATCTTCTCATCTTCGAAGACACCATTCTTAATCATGACCCAACCGAAACCTGTGTAGTCTACGGTGAAAGGCTTCTTACGCTTAGAGATAGTCTCTACTGTTTCATGATTCATAACACCACCGTTCTTACGGAAGTCATCTTCTTCCAACCAGTGTGCAACAGAAGTAGTTGAACCATCTTCAGTAGCATACCATCCAGCAACGATACGTTTTTCGTCACCTTCAGCAGGTACGGCAAGATCACATAACTGCCAGAACTTTTCTGAAGAGAATACGATGTCAGAGTCAATCCACAATTGATAGTCATACTCTAACTTACCATCCCAAGGTTTTTGATTAGGTCCACGTAATACATTAGCACCTAATACCTTACATCTAGCAAAGTTTACCATAGAAGAGTAATCCTGACTGATCTGGATACTCATTCCATTTTGAACCATGTCGAAGCAGAGTTGAACGAATGCCTTTAAAAAGACAAAAGAACATCCTCTGCCTGGGAGACAGAAGACGATCTTCTTTCCTTTCATTCTGGCTTTGATAGCATCTATATCCCACTCTGCCTCTTTCTTTTTCTTAGGAGCAGATGCTTTTACAGTAAATCCTTTTGCCATGAATAATTAACTCATCACATTCATTATACACGTTATATATGTGTTTTGTCAACCAATTCTTTTATTTTATCAACCCAATATTGACGGTCTTCCTCACTTATCCAAGGATTATGTCTCTGTACCCAGGCATATTCTAACCATTGTTTATCATCCCAATCTTTCTTAGGACCTATATGATCTTTAAGGGACATAACAAAACCAACCAGTAGCAATATACTTTATACCTCTATTAGGTGTAATACCAGAATGAGGATGTGTCCAACTAGCAGGCCATATAACTAACCTTCCTCTCTTTGCTTTTATATCTCTTCGAGGATAATAAAATCTAGTACCACATTTTGCATCATTCAAATAAATCATCCATGCCATGATTCTATCAACGTTAGGATATTCATGCTCACAATGCATAATATAATATCCTTCACCTTCAGTATACTTTTGAATATTATAACCTTGAGCTACATTCCATAAACTCATTTCAGATAACATTGGATATTTCTCTTTATATTTTCCCACACCTATACTTAATGCTCTACCTATTACTCTATTAGTTAATAAATCTTGTCTACTAAGCCACATCGGTAGATCTGTACTCTCTTTATATTTTTTATTAACATTCTTAGTTCCTACAACGCCTTTTTTCTTATATTCTGATTGTTCGAAATAGTCTATGATACCTTCGCATTCTTTTAAATTTAAAGAATTATCGTATATTTCAATATGATTATGTGACATTAGTAACTAGGTTCAATATCAGGTCCGTAACTAGGTGCTCCCCCTATACCTGATGATACTTTCTCATAACTTAAATCTGATACTGCTGATAAATCTGTACCAGTACCTACTAGACTATTCAACATATCCCATCTTACTTTAAAATCCTCTTCACTTAAACTGTGAAAGAGGACTTCATCTCTAGAATATATGTGATAACTAACATCGGTCATAATCATCCTCCAGTCTAGTGATGTCTTCTTCTATACATTCATCACCGGTCTGAACTTCAATGATGACTAACTCATCATCTTCTGCTATGATACGGTGAATTACGTTAGTAGGAATGTAGAAGTATTTACCAGGATAGGCTTTGAGAGTATCTTCGCCTAATACTATTTTACCATGTCCTTGGACGCATACCCAATGTTCTGATCTTTTCTTATGATATTGTAATGATAATCTCTGATGGGGTTTGACTACTAATCTCTTTAGTCTATAACCTTCATCCTGAAAGTGGTCTTCATAAAATCCCCAGGGGCGAAAAAATCTGTACATAAAAAAATATTGGACGGGGTTTTTTATATAGAAAAATATTAGCGAGAAATTTTATATGTCAAAAGCAGACTTTTGTAGGTTAGCATTAGGTACTTTTTTAAAACGCATCACGGCGGGGGACGGCATCAACGAAACCCGCAATACTGCCATATCAGATTATAACATAAGACTGCTAATCTGTCAATCTAAATGTTAATAACTGTGTATTTCAATTGTTATCATTTAGGCCATAAGATTGCTCCCATAAAGTGTCAATATCAACTGACAAATCCTCGATGGTAATTGTTAGTTTCTCTTCATCAGAGTTTATATCAAATAGTGAGTGATAATTGATCTGATGTGGATTAAAAGAATTGCCATCAACTTCGAAGTCTAAAGTAACACGAATCTTGCGTAAATTAGACCCTGAGTTAGTGTACATAACTCTTCGATAGATTGTCAATACTAATTATAACTGATAACAGGGTAAATTGCAACCCCCACAGTGTTATAAACCGTAATGTCACTATATTATAACAACTGTAAACAGGTTAAGTGTTACAAACCGTGTAGCGAGTTGTTGACAAGAACTCCGTTCCATGTTATGCTCGCTAAGATCACTAAACCTCAGCACGATTAACAAGACATTTATAACAACAATTCAACCCCTAATTTCCACACTATTTAATACTTTTACACACACTTGTGGAAAACGATATAAACAACGCTTTTATATTTAAATAACCATTTATAATACTTATTTACGTACTTTTCCACAGAAAATGATAGTTTTCCACAGAAATACCCCCTGAGTTGTTGTTACTCAAGGGGACGGTAATCATGCTCTCTAACTGTTATCGAATAGTTGTAATCTTTGAACAATTCCATTAACATTACAGTGTTTAATTTGCCCCATGAATCTATACAATATGTCTGATAAAATCCGTTGACTAAGTTATCCTTACTGGTGTAACAGAAAGTATAAATCAAACCGTCCCAATCTTGTGTTGGATTGTTGTTAATCAGGCCGCTAGATTGCCCTTCGAAAATATTCAGTTGAGTGTGCATTTTCTCTTGATTTGACATACTTTAGATCACACCAATCTTGTTCATAACATAATAACAATGTATGGATATATTTGTGTTCTAATTTACATTTTTTGAGTTGTAATTTGTCGGTAGTTTCACACTCTGGTTTTAGTCTAATTCCTGTCTCTATTGTTAAGTATCTTGGGTGACAGTTGTTGTTAATATCCTTGCTGCATTTATCTCCTTTAAAGTATACCCAACCCTCATCAACATTTTCTGAATTCGGTCTCTTCCAAATGACGTAATCATTGACTTCTGGTTCATACATAACGAGGGCAATTGGTCACATGTAAATTATATATCAGAACGCACAATATGTCAATCCTCGTTGTCATATTCTAGGGGAAATTGTGCGAGTTTAGCATCACATAGTGCGCTAATCATCACCCATACTTTCTCACCTGATAGCAAGTTTTCATCGCATAAGTATTCAACAGTATCTTCAATTGTGTCTAGGACAGTAATTGCTTCTTCGTGCAATTGTGGTGAAGTTTCTGACATTTTGTTTGAAGGATTGTGGGACAGTTGTTTATAATGGGCGCAGCGCATCTCGAATAGAAAAAAATCCGCTGCCTCGGAAGATTACCGAGAAATAGTAATAATTAGACTGGTATAATCCATTCTTCTTTGTTTATACTTTCTTGGCACAATTGACATGTAATTGCTGACCATGAGAAATGATAAACACAGGCCGATTCTTTACATTTAGGACATGTAATTTGCTTACCATTCTTTCCTGCTCTAGTGTAACGATTAACGTTTTTCATTGTTAGTTTTCCTCCCCATAGTTATTAACAATTAGATCCTCAATTTGATCTAACTGATTGTTATCAAGGTGTGATACTAATTCATCAATAACAACACGTAATTGATCGGGGTAATCATCAACAACCTCCATAAGATTATTGCCTATTAGTTCCTGTCTGGTGCGTAAATTAAAAGTTTTCATGATACTTTAACCTCCGCTTTTACTTCGATTTGTTTAAACAATTCAATACATTTTAATGCCTGTTCATATGTACTGAAGGACATCAATCTGTATTTTTGAGTATCAGGGAAACAGTAGCGAATTGTGGTGTTCATTGTTAATTAACCTCCTCAATTACAGTTGCAAATAGTTCACAACCGATGTCAAAATCATCGTGCTCGGTGTTACCTACCCAAACTTGTAGGATGTCTTCATAAACATTTTGTGATAAAGATTGCATGATAAAAAGAATAATAAAGGACAGAAAAAAGAGGTGCTTAGTGTTAAGCAACCTCTAGAGAATAGGTATCTAATAATATCATTCCGTCAACAAAATCAACGAACTTTCTATCATTTCTTAGATACCAATTCCAGTTTTTTTGGAATACACTACAACCGTATTTTACCTCTTGTAAAATAGCATTTAGTCTGCTTTTTGTTGTGACTGTTTGCCATCCACATGAGGACAATTTAACCGCTTGAGTGTTATGATCTACAGTTGCAATGTTGTGACCATGTAGATAAACAGATGAACAATTTGTATTTTCGTTGTAACTAACTTGAGTATTTGATGATGACCAATTACTCTTATTAGAGATTGCGAAGTTCATTTGCTTTTCAATTTTACGCATGAAAGTAAAAAGAAATAAAGGTCAAATGTGGGGTTATCTCTCCCACTCCTTTATAATACACCAAATCACACCGCTTTCAACATTTGTTGTGCCACTTTGTCAACTGACCCCAACTGGTCTTTTTTGAAACTTCATGTTGCTAAAATTAGCACGTGAGAACTCATATCTCCTCACTAATTTAATTACATCTTGGGATGCAATTCCACAATGATGTATAACAATACCCTCATGATTAGCAGGCCTGTTGTTAACAAAACACTCAACACTTTCACAAGGTAAGAATCTATTAATAAGGATTTCTTTTGCATTTGCTATTAACTCATAGAGTTCAAATACTCTGTAGTTAATACCAGTTTCTTTGCTTAAATCCTCTGCATTAAGTATTCTTCCCTCACGAATATATGTGTTGATTAGTTTCATTAACTGTGTCTTTGCTGTTTTAGTCTTAAAGACGGGGAAATCATCATCATTCATTATCTCTAATTGGTCAATGATTGCATCCATAGAATATTTAAATGCTTCTTCAATTATACGCTCTTCATTATAATAAACTGTGCCATCAACCCATTTTACATTTAACCCTGGCATAGTTAGTGATGATTGAGGTACTGCAATCATATCATCAAAGTTATCACCAACGTAGCAAGTATGTACTGCCATAATAATATCTTCAGTTGGAGGATTATCAAACTTATATGTTATTGTATTAGGTGTAAATTCATTCAAATTGCCATCACCTACGCCGATAAAGTCTGCTTGATAAACTCCACTAACTCTAGGCAAATACTTGAGACAAAGTTTCAAAATATGTGCTAGATTATCCTTATATGAGTAATAATAATCAATACAATCATTTGTATAACATATCTTCTTAATTCCTTTATTAAATACTGATTTAGTGCCTACAAAGAACCTGCCATTTGTTTTATCTGTACCGAACACAATTGCAGGTGCTCCATCATACTTAACAGACACAACATTATCTTCTTGATTGAAATCATCCATCACAGATCGCATGATTTCAATAACATTTTGACAGGCCACTTTGCCATCAAAAGTATAATCTTCAGGGTGTGTGATGTGTAGATTTTTCATAAGAATTTCATAATAAAAGTGAATAGAAAAAAGAGGATAGTATCAATTACTGACACATATCCTCGAATCTTTGTTTTGCGATAGACTCGCATTGTTCCTCATCAAATTGAGGATATTCTGCAAGAACTTCTTCAAAGATGTTCTCAAGAATCATTTCATTTTGTAAGCAACTCATTGTTAATAACTCCTAGTAAGATGATGTGAATACTTGATTAATAACAGAGAGAGTATCTCTTGTTATTTCTTCCTTTTCTGGGAAATCTTTGTACTCTGAAACTGCATCGTAGATGCAATCCCATTGCTCATCTGTAAAGAAATCTCTAACAGTGTTGAGATCTTTATGTGAGATCTCCTTGTTGTTTACGTTGAACATGGTTTGCATAATTTTCATAATTTCTCTACTCTTCTAATATACACGAAAAAACCCCCAAATGGGGGTTTAGTGTGCCACTTTGTCAACTGGTTGAGTGTGTCACCTAACCTGTACGCTTTGGAAGTATATTTCCTTAGCAGGGTAGCGACATCTGACCAATTCTTCAATATGTCTTCGATCTGCAACATCACTCTCTATTTCTATGAAATGAGAACGATTTTGCTCATCAATATATCGAATTTTGGCAATGTGTGTCATTTGTTGTTATTCAACCTCCTGTACTTGACCATCAACATAAGCATCAATTGCGTCTAGTAATTGATTACCATTGTCTGCATTTTCCAATGCAAAAAGTAGATCGTTGTCTTGTGATTGAAATGCCATGATAATAAGAATGAGGTGTACACTTGAGCAGTTTAGAGTCATACTCAGGACTGTAATTTGTTATCTTAAGTATAAATAACCGCCGGCCCAATCTGCATTTGATATACAATTATTAAATGATGATTCATCTAACAAATTATACCTTACGTGTTTTGCTGGTGATTTATAACTTGCTGGTTTAAATACGTTTCCATTGTTTCTATCAATGAAAGCATGTACTCCGCCATTAGTTTCATTAATCTTCCAGTATTTGCGTCCTAATTCTAACTTAAACCTCTTTGGTTGAATAGTATTATTAGGATATTGTCTATCATAATTGTCTTCGAGTGCATTAATTAATGCAACAGATCTCTTCTCAACTAATTGAGAAGGTGTTAATCTTTCATCCTCAATGAGTTCAATTGTTGATACTGAACGAACCATTTAACCTCCTGAGTATAAAGAATTGGTGAGAGAAACAAAAGGCGGGGACAGTGCATTACTCTTTCATCATGTGTCTGCTTCTAGGGTCTTACATTCAATGATTGTTGCAACTCCTAACCAAAAATGGATGTATGTTGCCCATTGGATGCCCTTGTCAGACTAGAAAGAAACCGCTTTTGTTTCCCATGTACCTAATATAACCGATATTAGGAGTAGTGGGGGAAATAGTGGACACTTTAACGAGTGGCACACGATACCGCTGGTTCTCCTTTGTAGAAAGTAGTATCAATTACAGCACTAACTTTCTTAGCAGTAGAGATGCCCACCTTGTCATAGACCGGTACGCATACTAGACCAAAGACCTTTTCAGGTTTTCCCTTTCTAATTACACGTCCTATAGTCTGTGAAATATCAATATAATTCATACTTCTAAGAAATAGTGCTGATTCAAGACCTATAACATTAATTCCTTCACTTAATATACTATGATGAATCACCACGAATTTAGTATGATCTTTACCCCATTTGTTTATAGTTTTAAAGAAAGTTTGTCTACTAACTTTATGTCCATTAATAACTGCTCCTGTTTTAGCAGTAATATACATCCAATTAAATCCTCTTCCATATAATTCTGTTACTAACTTACTCTGACTTATAATATTAGTTATCTGTGATGTTTTACGAGCACAAACTAATAATTTGTTAACACAATGCTTATCCAAATGTGATAATATTATGTCTGCATCTTCCTCATAATAATGTCTATCAGGCCTATTAATATCTCTCTTATCTAACTGCGTGACTTGTAATTTGGGTGGTAAAATATATCCATTCTCTACTAATTCAGGTGCAGGTACTTGACATATAACCTCACCAAATATGTTGGTATTGTTCATACCTAACTTATACTTATTTGTGGTGTGTTTAGGTGTAGCAGTAAAGAAATATACTCTTGGAGAGTATGCACCAAAGAACACAACTCCTGCACTAAATGATTTCCCACATGCGTTATGTGCTTCATCAAAGTATACTGTATCAACCTTAATCTCTGACTGCATGATACGAATTAAGGAATGATATGTGGTGAAGATTAACTTATTAAACCTGTAATTCTCATCACACCAATTACCTATTCTATTTGCATTTGTAGTAGTATCGTATGAAGTATTGCCAGAATGTACATGCAATACTTTATACTGGAGCATAGGATGTACGTTTAAAGTTGATACAAAATCATCACATAATTGCTGCGTTAATAGTATACGAGGGGCCACTATTACAATGGTCTTTCTATCACATTGCTTGTTAATTATGCCCCAGTTGCAACTATTAAACTGTGATTCTGCATCCTTAATCATACATAAAGTCTTCCCACCGCCAGTAGGGACAAGGATTTGCCCCTTGTCTTGGCGTTTCATGGTTTCAATTATACGCTCCTGATGAGGACGTAAGTTCATTAAAATTTTCTAACTAAAAACACAATACCATAAAAAAAGACCCCTTGCGGGGTCTTGTGTGACAGTTATTTGAGTGTCCCTGCTAATTTTAGAAGTTCTTTGGTTCCTGCCTCTAGTAATAGAAGTGGAAGTAGAAAGAGTGCAAATCCATCTCTAGGATAGTCGTTGAATAGAGACTTTTTGAAAATTGGAGTTTTTGGAGTCTCTACCTTTGCCTTCTCAGGAACATTCAATGTCAGTGTTTCTGCTTTTGGTGTTTCAGTCATCGCAACTTTGAGTGATTTAGTTTTATTTACTCTCTTGGTTGCTGGTGACTTAGAAGCAGTGGTTGAAGTCTTGCGGGTTCTGCGCTTGCGTGGTGTTGCTGGTGCAGATGCTGACTTAACTGGCATAAAATAGTTTTGGTTGACTACTCCCCTATTATAAGGTCAAAAGGGTTGACAGATACCCCAAATGTAACAAAACTTATCTAAAAAGGACACTTATTTAACTGTCACGTAGATGACCCGTCTGATGTTGTTGTAGGCATTTCATAGAATCTCACGCTTCTATTTGTTTCCTCATTATAGAATTTTAGCACCTTAAGTAATCCTGGTTGTTCCTTACTTTTCCATGATTCTTCATACTTTTCGTTAGGATGGTGAATAACAACTACCATGTTATATTTCTTCCTTATTTGTTCAAAATGTCTGAATATTTCAGCAAGTACTTTATCAGACATTCCGGAAGATGCAGAGAAAGATATAGTTTTATCGTTCCTAAAATCCTCTACTTGTGCATCTAAACTAGACTTAAATGGGTGTGCTTTGTAATTACACCATACTAAATTTGAACTCCTTAACTTATCCTTATTGATTCTCTTTTTAGCAGCATTTATAAACTTATCTCTTTCACTCTTGTTATAATTTAATGCTGCTAATTGCAGTTCATTTGTTTTAGAATCTATTGGGATATTATGGTCGTAGAAACTATCAATCAGGCCCTTAATTATGTCATCGTCACTGTTAGTTACTCTCCTCTTTTTAGTCTTAGAGTTTAATAATCGTGCAATGAATTGTTTATCAAGTTCTGAGAAATTATACTCCTCTTTCCATACACTTTCTGGTACTCTTGCAACTGGTACAGTATTACCATGCTTAGAATCTTTAACTCCAAAAACTGTATGATTTCCGTTAATTCTCTGATCTGGTGTTCTATCAGTACCCTTATTTACATTTTCCCATACTAAAATAGGGTCACACAGTTTTGTACTACCTAACTGCTCATCTACTGACTGTTTAATATACTTTTGTTGTGCATCATCATCCTTAGTTCTTGTCTGATACCTATCCATATCTGCATGAAGATTAACATCTTCATCAGGAACATTGTAGGCCCCTTCTTTATACTTAGCAACGAAATTCATACAGTCGTTAACATTAACCTCTGGAAATGCAGGACTTCCATTAGATTTATTGTAATACATTTCGTTGTTGATAGCATCAACAGATGATAAAATTGAGTGTTCAGAGTTTCTCATTTGATCGTAATCTCCATAATCTAGTATAGTATAATCTAACCTACTTTCGCAGTTAGATGTTACACTATGAAACTTTTTACAAGTGGAAGAGTGCCAATAACCGTCTAATATTGTACCCTTATGTATACCAATGTATTTCTTGTTATTTTCTAAATTAGTGTACTGATATAAAAATGCAGTGTACACTTTACCCTCGATAATATCGAAGTTAAAACTAACAATTTGTTCAGGCAAATTCACGCTAGAAAGTATAAATTACCAAGTGATACAAAAATTATACACCAAATCAGTAATTTTGTCAATATTAATGTCATCTTCCCATCGGAACTACGCCCATTAAATATTCTAATCCAGAGTTATTTGTGCAATAATCAATAAAAGAAGGATGTTCTTTTAAATAAAGAATATCCTCCTTTGCGTTTTTTATTGCATCATAAGAATCTTTTGCATATTCACATATTTCATAATGATGATTTTGTGTGTCGTGATAACCGACTGTGTAGTGAGTCAGGGGCATGATCTTTCAATCCCGTACTGAATATATTTATTTTTAAAATACCACTGATTAGGTATTTTTATCAGTATTATGTGGGTTTAATAACGTGATGGAATCTTATCATATTCTTCACGTTTATCATCATCTTCTTTAGGCCACTTCTCTTTACTACGGATGATCCTATCTAACAGTTTAGGAAGTTTTGGAAGTGGTGGTTCGTTTGTTTGAGTCATAATCAACAGGGCAAAGGAAAATCAACAGGTCTCGAATTTTTAAAGTTATACTAGGTGAGTTATCAAATTACAACAGGGTTTTCAAATATTCACAGGTCAGTTTCTCTTCTTGTGCATACGCTTCAACTTCCCAAGGTAACAGGTCATAAGGAATATCATCCTCGACTTTCTTACCTTTCCATTTTGAGTAATCTTTCCAACCTACACGATACTGATGCCTACCTCTAACTCTCTGCTCAACGTGGGTGAGTTCATGTAACAGGGTTGAGATGTATTCTTCATCATCCTGCATGTTGTCCATTTCTATCTCAAATTCTCTTGGACGATGTAAGTCATCCAAGATTCCACAGGTCCCGTTGTTTCCATCAGTGTTTCTACAACGTCTGTCATTTATGTCAATAAAGATATTGAACCTGTTAAGTTTTTGGTGATTGATAAACCAGTCAACGACATCCCTAGTGAGTTTCCGCCGCTGATTATATCCAACAAAAGAAAGGGAATACGACATGACCAGTGAAGAAACCAAACACCAGAAATTACAAATAATAATTTCATAAGCATTTTATTAACAGTTATATTATAACCTCTTCTAAGACGCTTGTAAACCCCCCTGAGACAGTTCTTAAACTGTCACGCTATCTTCCAACACCTGCTGCACCATACAGGTTATGTAAAGGTATGTCGGACCAAGCACAATAGATGTAAGTGCTACCATCTTTATTAGTCATATTTCCTGCTGATCTCCACTTCATACCGTTTGATAGAATATCCCAATCATTACTATCATCACCTTCTGTTTGATAAGTATTAGGATACAAGATAGTAGTAGTAGATCCATTATTATAAGTTTGTCTTACATTATCCCAAAGAACCCACCCTTCACCAGCGTCAGTAATATTCTTTATTATTAGTAGTGAAGGTCGGAAATCCAATCCAGCAAATACACCACTAGAAGAATCTCCATTTCCTACATACGATCCAAATTTTTGTACTCCAGGAATATCAGCCCAAAGATAAGCAACCGTACCTTCAGTATTATCATTAGTGATAGTATTAAAACCTAAACCAAGAAGATCTGTTGTAGTACTAGACCAAGTGAAAAATTTGTCTGTAGGTGTAAATTCAGCATTAGTACTATTCAAAGTCAGTACCTTAGTATTAGCACTCAATCCCTGATGATAAACACCCCAATTTCCTGATTCCTCAAATTTTTTCACTATCACAAATGCAGGCTCCTTTGTTAATCCATGAGCTACCGTATCTCCATCATTACCCGTTCCAACATATTTAATAATAGAAAAACCTGCTTCAGTGTTTATTGATGCACCAGTTGGAGTAATATCTCCACCAGTTAGTCCTGCGGCAGCAGCAGTTGCATATCCTACACCATTTATATTAAATGTATTCTTATTTCCCCCTGCTTTCCAACAATATGAAACATATGTCTCACCACTTTTATTAGTGTAAATATTACCATTTCCACCAGCAGTTCCATCTGTTAAAGTAAATCCATTATGATTAAATGCTGAAGTATATCCATACTGTGTATCATCATTAGAATCTTGAGCATAATCAGTATTTGAACTTAAGTTCTTAGCAGGTCCAACTCCACGAACAGTATCATACCACTGCCAATCCCGTGCTTCACTCCTTTCCTTATACACTACTAAATCTGGTGGAAAATCAAAACCTTCAATTTTTCTAGGAGAATTTCCATCACCTGTCCATTTCACAACCCCCATCGCATTGCTAGGTGTTGCATTTCCTGCTCGTTTTGTATTTGAAAGACATACTGGTCCAAATCCTCTAGGTGGTTGGTATCTAAATGGTTTTTGTCCAAAATTAGCATAAACATATATTGAAGAACCATAACTACCACCCATTGGATAACCACCAGCAGTTACATTTATCCAAGTAGGAATCTTATCTTCGGATGGATTACCACCACACTCCCACATTCCATTATATGAAGTCCACAACTTCTGAGTGTCTGCATCATAAGCATATGCAATACAAGAATAAGCCGCAGTTGATCCAAATTCAGTAGTAACGGAATTACTACTATTATTTGTATATCTTTGAGTATGTTGTCTTCCCCATAATCCTGTAGAATTACTATTAGGATCTTGACCATCTATATCAAATCCAGTAGAATCAAGACAATATCCAGTCATATAACCATTAGATCCATCTGTGGAAGCCCATCCTCCTCCAATATCATATAATTCCCAATAATACTTACCAGTATTCAATGGTGTAGTAGCACGATAGAATCTCCAACCAGCAGTACCAGCAACTCCTCCTTTTAAACCAGATTCTCCTAAATTACCACATTCATTATCAAGGGGATTCCACGTAGCATAACTAGCTGATTCTGCTTGATAAAAATCAACATCATTATCAAAGGGATTACCTGCCGTTGCTGAAGGCATTGTTGTAGAGGCAGAAGTAGTAACCGCTGCAGTATTGACCCTAACATTATAATATGTTAATGAACCTCCATAACTACCACTTCCATTAGTAAGACCAACATATCTTATACCTGTAGGAGGTGTTACACTAGAAGAAACAAAGTCAAAAGTTACTGTGTTAGTTACCGCCTCACCTGATGCTCCACCACTAATAGGACCACCAACACTCGCATCTACCTCTCCACCACCACATCCACCACCAGTATAACAAACACCACTACCATATGAATCACTTGCTGCTGAATAGAATACTTGGAAATTGGTTAAAGATAAATTAGTTCCAGCAGTAGAATCAACATCAAATGTTACATTGTTTAGAGTTACAGTCTCTCCTAAATCTACCCAGAATATATCATCAGGACCTAATGCATTAGATCTTGATGAACTTGTACTTGATTGATCCCAATTCCGAGTAGCAGTTGTACTATCTCTAAAAGCAGTTCCAGTCTTCACAGCACTAGAAGGGCCTGTAGTTAAACCAACAACATCAAAAGTATTGCAACATAATAGTTTTACTTCAGAAGCAGTTGCACCTTGACTTGTTGTTGTAAGAGGTTCAGTCGAAGGTGTAAATTCTTGATTTGGATAAAGTGCTGTTCCATTTACAAAACGGAAATTAGATATGAGACCATCCATACCACCTGAACCATTCTGAGTACCTATACGTAAAGTACGACCAGAATTATAAATTGTTCCACTAAAACTTGCTGAACCTACTAATTTTCCATTAATATATCCCTGAATCATATTACTGTATCGTGTGAATGCCACATGATACCAAGATTCAGTCTTCATCCTACCTTGAGAATTGAAGTTTGTGTTCCAACTACTACCATCAGTTGATACATAACAATGAATTCCTGAGGTTCCAACTCCAAAGTAGAAAGCAGAATCAGAAGTTGCGGATGAAACTGATTGAGATGCGAATGCCATCCACTGAGTATCCTTGGTAAGAAAAACCCAACCCTCTACAGTCCAATCATTACTACCTAAATCCCAATCAGAACTATCAGGGAATGACAAATCATTATTTTTACTACTATTAAAACAAACAGAACCACAAGTTGGTTGTTTAAAAAGTTTATTATAAGAAGAACCTGGATTATATAAACGAACCGCAGGTCTAGGAGATGCTGGTATAAATGAAGAAGTATATTTTGCTACTCCTTTATAGATACGTATATCCTGTATAAATCCATCCCAAAGATTATCTCCTGGACCAGAACTATGTTCACTACCTATATAAATGCCACTGGCATTACCATCATCTAAGGATTTACTAAGAGTCATATTTCCACAATCAATACCATCAACATACATTGTACATCCATTAGTTCCAGTACTATTTCTAACAAATGCGAAGTGATGCCAACGATCCTTAGAAAAATCACATGTAAATTGATTGGATTCATCATTACCAGTTCCATCAAAAGAACCAAACAATAACTGACTACTATTACTTCTTCTTATAATCCAATTTCCATCATATCCACCTTGATAATAACGTTGTGAAGTTATGATTACTTGATTAGCAGTACCATCAGTACCAGTGTAAGCCCATCCTTCAATAGTAAAAGCACCTGATCCTAATCCAAGATCAGCATAACCACTAGCAATAGAAACATAATCATTACTAGCATCAAAATAACAACCCCTACCATAATTATGCCAGTATCCACTCCTGCATCTTGCTCCATTATCAGTAATAGTCTTCTCAGCACTATTAGGATTCATTTTATAACTTACATCTTCCCAAGATGTACCATCTTCCACATCATATAAAGGGACAGCAAGAACACAATTAGATGCATAAGTATCTGCTCTCTGTATATCTGTAGTCAGTCCAACTGATCCACCCATACCAGAATGATTAACACAATAATAATATAAGGTATTCTCTGCATCATGTGGGAAAGTTATAGTTGTAGCAGCACCCACTGAACCTGCGGATACTGATCCATATGCTGTTCCAGTATCATATGCAGAACCACCACCGTGAGTTCCATCCGATGTTGTAGAGAACTTTAATTGATGAGTAGCAACAGTACTATCACTCAAATCAAACGTTACATTCTGACCTCTTGCAAAATTATAAGAGGGTGCCTCTACCCCATCAAAATAATATCTATTTTGAGATCCAGTAGGATTATATACAGTAACAGCAATACCTGCTTGTCCTCTAATAGTAGGTGAAGCAATTATATTACCACCCGCTTGAGTATTATAAACAGGTAATGCACCTGTTGCTTTATCTACTTGAGTTGTAGTAGGTAAACCATTAGTAGGTGTCCAGTTATTTCCCAGTCCTGATTGGTCTGCCCATATTGGTCCACTACCATCCAAAGGAAGATAGAAACTATTAATACCACCAGTATTAGGAGCAGGAGTAAAGGCTGAAGTATACTTAGCAACACCCTTATAAAATCTAAAATCGTTTATATATCCATTAAAAAATGTACCACCCTGTAAACCAATTCTTAAGTTTCCATCAGTATTTCCTAAATCAAGACTATAACTACTACTTGCAGATTCAGTTCCATTCTTATAAAACTTCATAGTACCACCAGTCACCACCACTGCTAAGTGAGTCCATTCTTGTGCTGTTATAGTGGTACCAGTTGCAAAATTAGAAGAGTTTTGATACCAGTGTAGTTTGTTACCACCTGATGAATAATACCACTGACCTCCATCACTTCTACCACTAGGAGAACCTGTTGCAGAAGAATTATTATCCCATTCCATTAAACACTGACTACTACCACTGGAGTTAAACCAGAACCAACCCTCTGCTGTGAAGTCAGAAGTTCCCACAGCATAGTCACTACCACTTCCACAAGTAAATGAATCATCTCCATCAAGGTGGACTGACTTTCCATACCAATTTGATTCTGTAGTAGAAGTGCTAGGGTCTCCATTATCTGCTGATATTGACTTATTAGAACCAGATCCTTTTACATCAGCAGAAACATCTGCAATAGAACCTCCACTACCAGGTATTGCTAAAGACAGATAACTTGATACATCAGTTCCAGAAGGATTCTTATCTGTTCTATATCCACTAGCAGTTGCAGTTCCATTACCATTCGTGTTTAAAATAGGATAACCACCAGTTCCTGAAGTAAAAGTATTAACACCATTAGACTGATAATCTCCCGTAAAAGTCTTAGGTCTCCAAGTTCCTGTTAATGGATCTGTATATCCAAAATGTGATGCATCCAGTCTTACTCCATCAAGGAAATGTATATTTGACATTTGTCCACTAAATGCACGGGCTCCCTCATAGGATCCAATCATATGATTAGCATCGGAAGAGTTTACTGCCCCTTGATAATCTTCAGCAGGCCAAGGATAACTAGGATTTTCTGATTCAAGACCATTATTTACACCATTAATAAAAAACCGTATTCTCTCTGAACTAGTTGATTGAGTAGTATCATAATTAAATACTAGATGATACCATCCTTGAAAATCCCGTTGATTAGCAGGTTGTTTAGCCCAATAATAAGTAGTACCCCCAGAATCATGAGTTTCCCAATAACTTATTTTATCTCCATCATTATTTCCACCAATATAGATTCCATAAAAATTCTTAGTTCCACTAGTTTTGGCATCTAAAAGATGCATCTCATCAGTAGTACCCCAGGTACCAATTCCTCTCTTAATCCAAACACTGTAGGTCCAAGTACGTTGATTACCATTACTAGAAGGAGTTCTTTTTAAATATTGTCCTAAAGCAGAGTTAAAAGTTGTACTACCCTCAATTACCTGAGCACCCGATGCTCTGTCTTCGGTGATAGATTGCTGATTAATGGCCATCTATCTTACCTCAACTATAGTTAATAGAAGCACCGCTTAAGAGTTGCGTTGCTATCCCTGTGCCTCCCGAACTTCGTTGAACAGTAAATGATATCATACTTATCTCACCATCCCCCGTTGAAAGTGTAGGAACAGAACCTCCAGGCCATAAGAAATATGAACTAAACCCAACAGTTGCAATACCTGAGTTAACAATCCTCATTGTATGTGAATTACCTTCAGTTGCTGTTCCTTGGCATGTAATTGTGCATATGCCAGTTGCAGTAACTTTATGATCTTGATATGAACCTACGTTTATATTCGCATCAGTTCCAGCACTCGCAGTGACTGCTTCAGTAGAAACACCAGCACTAATAGTTATAGTAGCACCAGCACCAGATGCTGACACAGTAGCACCAGAATCCCAATTTATAGCAGTAATACCAGCACCTAAGAATGATCCACCTGAACTAACATCAACACCAGTGATAACACCATCAAAATTAGTAGCAGTTATAATACCAGCACTTATATTATTAAGTTGAGCATCCCCTTTAGTATCAATCGTTGCTGCAATGCCAGTAAGAGCACCAACATTTAATCCACCACGTGCAGTAACAATACCAACAGAATCTAAGTTCTGTATATTCTCATAACTAACTGTTCCTGTAAATGTAGCACCAACACCAGTTATATTTTGAACTACAATATCAGGAGTACCACTTAACCCAGTAGCATTTCCTGTTACATTACCAGTTACATTACCAACAACATCACCAGTGAAACTAGTAGAAGTAGTAACACCACTGACCACAAGGCCTTTATCACAGGTTGCCGCTGTACCTGTTCGGCTTCTTATGATATCGACGTTGATCTGGGACATGTTATTACTTTTTAGTTATTTATAAATGAATTAAACACTTAAGGTACAACTCCTGTAGGAACACCTTCACCCCATATATTATCACTACCTTGAGACATGTTAGCTACATATCCAGTTTGCCCTCTGTTACTATCACCAGTCCAGAAGTAAAGATATTCACTATCAGAAATACCTTCAGGACCAGCAACATTATAACCTGATTCTGATTGATCTACATTTTCAGTCCAAGTACTTCCATCCCATGTCCAATACTCAGTCCTAAAGGAAGAAGAATCTTTTCCAAATCTAATAAAATTCCAAGTATCAATAGCTGGCATATCACTAAACCACGCAGTATTTTCCTCTGCTCTAGAATTATAATCACTTGCTGAAACATCAAATCTAGAATTATTATTATAATCTACCCAATATTCATTAACATATGTTCTTCCAGTATAACCTTGTTTAAAAGGTTGCCACCAACCTGATGATTGATTACCTATAGATCCTGTAGGATAAAAGAAGAATTGAATAAACCAATAATTTCCAGAAAATCCAAAAGCCTTATCATCAGATTTCCAAAAATTATTTGCTTCAGCTGTTGTAGATAAATGACGAGCATATGCAATACCTGGTGGCATATTTCCTACGGTTGACATAGGAGTTCCTGCATTACTTGTATCATTTAACACTAAATCTCTTGCATAGGCTCCACCAGCACTTGAACCAACATCAGTACCACCATATCCGCTAGTATCAGTGTTGACACCCAATTGATAAAAATGCTGGCAAAGACTACCTGTATCTGATGTATATTTCCCTGCATCATTATTCTTCGCTGCACCAACGAATCCAAGACTATCAGAGCCACCACCTAGTCCAGTTAAACCTAAAAGTGGTTTTTGTTTTGGATACCACATGTTACTCATAATTAAACCCAATTAAGAAGTTTTACTTTGGTTGCCGATAACTGTAAAGGTTTCGCTTGCAGTTTTTATTATATTAAACGAATGAATATCTACTCCACTACTTCCTCCGTCAGAAGGTGCAGAACCTCCAATCCAATTCTCTGTTACAGCAATACCATCTACTTGTATACCAGTACAATATGCTGATGCATTTGCTGTTGTAACAAGAGTAACAGCAATTGTATCTCCTGTTCCCATCTGTGTATTAATACCAACAGTTGACATTATATTAGGAACGGCAGTGGTTGATTCTGCTGTTGTAAACAGATGAACCATACCATTATCAAGGTTAATTGTCAAATTATCGCTTAACTTACCTGCAGTTACGTTACATTTCTCACGTAACAATGCATTACTATCAAATCCTGTGACAGTAGAAAAACCTACTGTAATATTTGGTGTTCCTGTAAGTCCTGATGCTAAATCAGCAGTACCAGTTACATTACCAGTTAAAGCACCAACAAATGTGGGAGCAGTACATATGCCAGCAAATACTGCATCACCAGCACCAGTTATAGTTGCACCAATACCAGCCCCAAATACTCCGTCACCAGTTTTAAAACAAGTTCCAGCAGTAACAATACCAGCAGCAACTATACCATCAGCATTACTAGTAACAGCAGAACCAACTACAACAGAAGTGGAAGCAGTAACAGCAGAACTAAAGTCTCCTGTTGTTGCATTAATTGAACCACCTGACTGATTACCAGTTATATTACCAGTTACGTCACCAGTTAAAGCACCAGCAAAAGAAGTAGATGTTGTGACACCTGTAACGATAGCACCCTTACTCAGGGTAGGTGCGCTTACGTCCTCCTTATCTACAATAGTGTCAACTTGTAACTTTGACATAGTATTACTTTTTAGTTATTTATGAAGGTATAGTGTAAGTAATCATTGATATTTGTATCTAACTATCACAATACCATTTCCACCATCACCAGCATTAAAATTACCACCAGCAGGACCTGATCCACCACCACCACCTGAACCAGTGTAATTAACACCAGGATCAGCAGGAGCATTATTACTACCATAATCAGAACCACTACCGCCGCCGCCGTCTCCACCGCCGCCACCGGTACTCGATGAATATCCACCGCCACCAGCACCACCACCAGCGTAGTAACCGGTAGGACCTACAGAAGTAAGCCATTCTGGTGAGAGGGGAGAAACGGCAGGACTAATAACGGGACCAGGATACTCTGGGAATTGATCACCATTACCACCATTGTTTGACAGTGGAGAAGAAGTACCACCAGATCCACCGCCGCCACCACCAGCACCTTGTCCTACATTACCCTCATAACCTTGAGCATCAGGAGTTAAACCGTCAGGAGATGCAACTGCTTCTCCTTCTACAAGAGTACCATATGCACCACCACCACCTGAACCACCCTCACCAGAAGCTTGTCCAGGTGATACAGTACCACCACCACCTCCAGTTGCAACTACACCACCGGCTCCACCAGAACCAGGATGGTCGGGACCTATTATTGAACTATTTTGACCATTACCACCATGTGTTGGAGGAGGACCACCAGGAAGGTTAGCAGCAGCACCACCACTACCGACAGTTACAGTATAAGTATAGGGGGTACCAACAGCGGGAGCAGTTAACGCAGTATCAGGAGTAGCACGAGGATAATTAGGATCATTAGATCTTACACCACCAGCACCACCGCCACCACGTCCACCATTTCCATCAGCACGAGTAGCACCTCCACCGCCACCACCAGCAATAACTAGATAATCAAAATTTCCTGAATTATCTGGATTAAGAGTACTGAAAAGACCAGATCCATTTTGTGTTAATGTAAGAGAACCAGTCGAAGTGAAAACATGATACTTATAATCACCAGAAGTTATTTCCGTTCCCCCACTCACATCAAACCTGGCCTCTGTTACCTTTCTGTTTGTTACTATAGTACTATTAAGTTTGAGAGTACCTATAGCATCCCTACCACGAAAAGACTCTATAAGTTTTCCTACACTTCTACCTAAAGTTGTCTTAAGAGGAGCCATAACTTAACTCTCCACATCGCCAGTTACTATGAAATTACAGGTAGATGCACCAGCACCAACACTGATCTGGTCCCCTGTAGTATCTAATACTAGTGGATATGAAGGTTCAAAAAATACTGTTTCTCCTGCTAACACGTCCATTCTCGCTATGCGTGTGTCAGAAGTTGCTGTTCCTGCGTTAGGAATAAAATATATATCTGCAGATGTTGAAGCACCAGTTCCTGCATGAGCAAGGACTGATTTTACATATACTTTCTTACTACTGGCACATGTGACTATACCAGCAGTCGAGGCAGCACCTACCACCACCACGTTTGATAATTTTCCTCTTGTCAGTGCCATGATTTCTTTTTTTAGTTATTTAGGAATTAATTGTATAACCAAGAGTCATAAGAATCCCAGGAGCTAACTCCTGTTAAACCTGATCCATCACCAGAGAAACTAGTTGCCGTTACAATACCAGCAGAAATATCTCCTTGAGGGTTGAATGTTCCACCAACACCAGTAGGTGATCCTACATTTATACCTTCTCTAAAGGTACTAAGTCCAGTAGCATCTACTCTTGCTACATCTTCATAGGTTAAAGTACCGCCAACTGAAACATCGCCACTAAAGGTAGCAGCAACACCAATTATATCACCACTAAATTGTCTACCAGTTATAATACCAGCAGCAATTACACCTTGATCATTAACGGTAACAGCAGAACCAACTACCACTGAAGTTGTAAAGGTTCCTATACCAGCAGTAACACCAGCCGAAACATTTACATTTGTTGCAGTGGCAAAACCTGTAATATTAGCACCATCAGGTAAATCAGGTGCTACGTTGCTAGTACGTCCTCTTAAATTAGTTACTCGTAAGGTTGCCATTTAGAGTTCTCCGATCTGTAGTACATCAATTACCATAGTCTTACCGGATCCAACTGTGACAGCAACTCCACTAGAAACCTCAACATTTGGAACAACAGACACAACAAAGGATGTAGATGCACCTGCATTAGTAGCATCTAAGTTCAAATCAGCATCAACAGTCTGGTATGCATCAATAAAAGTAAATGGTGATTTCTCTCCATCAGCATAATTAATGGCAGTACCAACACCGCCTCCACCTCCACCAGCAATGGCAACATCAACACTGTTAGTACCAGCATTATAAATTAATGTATTACCAGTACCAACAAAATTAATGGTAGTTATTGCTGCACCAGCATTAATAACTTGTCCACCTGATTGAATACCAATATTGAAACCACTTTGAGCAGTTACAATACCAGTTACATCTAAACTACCAGCAAGAGTTTGATCTCCGCTAACTCCCATTGCATTAGCAACGTTGAAGTTCTCAAAGACTACAAACTCTATATCATCACTTACTGACAGTGCATTAATAAAAGTAACACTGGAACCATCTCTTGCAGTATAGTCCTCAGCATCAACAAGTTTTACACCATTGCGATATACATCTAACTGACCAATTGTATATCCACCAGTTACGGTGGATATTGTTTGGTTAGGAGTAGCCTCAACAACAATACGCTTGCTATTCTGCGTCCCCGTTATAGTATTTTCGTTACCAAGATATCCCATACTGACGTAGGCCTAGAGGATTTTAGTTATTTATCATCCTTCTCAGTTGAAAGATTTATATCTCCAGCAACTAAACCAAAGTCGTCTTCATAATATGGTGGTTGGTCTTTTGATGGTTTGAAAAAATCCTTCCACTCAGTTTCATTCTTTGCTTCTGTTACTTTAGAATCAGTTAAATTAAATGAGATGTGATCTTCACCCATTCCACCAGGAATAGGAGTCCCAAAATTAAGGGTATCAGTATCACTACTACTTCCAAATGTAATTGGATAGGTAGTTGCTGTTCCAAATACATTTGGATCAGTATTAAAGTTAAGAGATATAGTATCTGCTGCTACAGCACCAGCAGTATCTGCTGCTCCAAGAGTAGTAACTCCATTCATAGAAAAATCTACTGGAATTAGATTGCTTTTTTGTTTTTCTTTTAATTCTTCTTGTGTTTCTAAATTCTCAACAAACTCCATGATTTGTCCGTAGACATTACGTTTGATTGAGGCTTCAGAGTTCTCGTTGTTACCAACATCAAAATTATTTAATTTTAATTGGTATGTATAGTGAGTCTTAAGGTACTCAACTAATTTTTCATACTTTGATGAACAGGACATTCTGGTAAAAGGTCAAAGGACAAAACTGTACGACGTTTCCGTGTTTGATTTGGTTTCACAAAATGTAAAGTATAACTGGGAAATATAAACATAGTTCCCTCCTTTACATTGCCAGGAGATGCTAAAGATGTAGTATCAGTTCTTGGTTCTTGCCACGGAGCAACAAAACAAGAAGGAGTATGAACCTTAGGATCAAACTCCACATATATTATACCACTAAATCCCCATCCACGGTGATTATGGACTGTTTGATGGTCACCTTTTTCATAACGGACAACCCAAGCATCTGTCATGCTACAGGTTACTTGTGCTTCATTACAAAACTCAAATAATTCATCACGCAAGAACTCTTCAAGATATCTTACATATGATTTATTATTAGTTAGTCTATCAGTCTCAAAAGATTGGAGTTCAGTGCGTATAAACTCACTAGATCTAATTCTATCTAGTAACCCTTTCTTTTTAAAATCCCAATCACTTATTTCATACTGATAAGAAGGAAATTCAAAAAGAGGGGCCCTCATCTTGCCCTATCCCATGCACAATGAGCTCTTTGACCATCCTGTAAGACATAATGGAAAAAGATTTGATGGTAATACTGTTCTTGTTGTGGTGCTTTACCAAATAACTTCTTACTCTTCTTACCTTTAGGAATACCAGGCATAGGATCTCTCCAATGTGGTCTCTCACATCCTTTATATACCATCCCATCACCAGGATTTAATACACAAGCACGTTCTTCACCAGGAACAAGAACAGCAGTTTTCTTATCATCTGTATACTTATCAGGTGTTTTAATCTTTACTTCCCAATCTTTTAAGTTATCAGGAAGATTAGTGCTAACGTGAATAGTAACAGAAATTTCACAAGCATCTCTATCAGCATGTTTAGTTAAAGCCTGTCCAGGAAAATAAAACCTATCATAATAATAAGTATTATATAATTTTCTACCAAGTTCTTTCTCTAACTTCTTCCTAACACCAGTATGAATCTTACGATACTGTGGATGCCAATACCTTGCAACTGAACCTTCTACTTGATTTTCAACAGGACTATGGTTAAAATGCTCTGGATTATCATCCCAATAATTTATTTGTCCACGTAGTTCTGGAACAGGATGATAAAGTTCTTCAGGATCCCATAAGTCTTTTATAACAAGATACCCATTCTTTTCAAACTTTTCATTCCTTGTCCATGCAGTTCCAGTATTATGTTTCTCCTGAAATGCTAACTGGAGTTCAGTCATTTGTTCTGCCATAATAACCTCCTACTTCCAACGAGGTCCGACAGTCCATCCAACGATAGACTTACGTGTTCCTTTAGTTACTTTAAGAACTCTATGTTGTGTTCTTGAATCAAATAATATTATAGTACCTTTCTTTCTAGGTGCAACATAAGTATTACCTGCTTCATCAATCAATTGAACATTACCACCCTCATAATCATCAGGAGATGAAAGTTGCAAAGCAAATGATAATTTCCTTATCATCTCAATTTTTTCATTTACAAAATCTTGTGCTAATCCATCTTGACGATTACCAACAGATACTGGTTTATATTGTGTAGAAAGTCCTGCATCATTATGCCATCCATAAAATTGCCCTACATCATATCTGGTATACTGCATTGATTCACCATCAATACACCTTAAATCATAAAGGAAATTCTCTCTATTTGCTCTCTGTATATAATGCCACACAAATCCACCTACCCAATGAGTAGTAGGTATCCATGCATTTTGTGAATTTCTTTTCTCTTTGTTCAGCGAATCTCCATGTAACTTGGAGTCGGCCATCTGATTATCAAAATTCTCTGCTAAATCTGATTCTACAAGGTCCACCACCTTCTCAGGAAGGTCAGTGTAATACCATACACTCTGTAATGCCATACTCGAATAATGTATTCAGTGATATTATATATCATATCACAAGAAGTGTCAATACTATATTGGATAAGCAATCATTACTAAACCAGGACCGCCACCACCATATCCGTTACTACCAGCACCGCCGCCGCCACCGCCAGAGTTTGCTGCACCATCTGTACCACCTGTACCAGGACCAGAACCGTCTCCACCACCAGCATAAGGACCACCAGGTCCACCACCTTCACCAACTTCAGTAGCAGATTCTTGACTTCCTCCGCCACCGCCACCAGCAGCCCAGTATGCACTACCGTTAGGACCAGGATCACCTACAGGTAATCCAGGAGCATGGAATGTTGTGGGGAATTCAACTCCTGTACCTCCATCTCCACCTGTTCCACTGGTTCCACCAGTTCCAGCAGCACCAGAACCACCGGCACCACCGCCGCCACCTCCAAGTCTATATGAACCTGGACCTGGTTTTCCTGAACCTGGACCGCCATTATTACCATATGATCCACTACCTCCACCACTGGAAGTATGGGTTCCAGTACTTGCACCGCCACCACCTGAACCGTTACCAGGAGAAGCACCACCTGCAGAGAATGGGTCACTTATATCACTACCTGCACCTCCTCCACCACCATCAGCGGCGATAGAAGAAGGAAATGCTAAAGTAGTAGTAGAACCAGCAACTTTACCATTGGTTGGGTTTGGATTTGGTCCAGGATAATTACCACCTGCTCCAATAGTTACAGCATAAGTTCCAGCGGATACACCTGGAACTGTATCAGTACGATATCCACCAGCACCACCACCAGCACCACCATTGGCACGACCACCTGAGCCGCCACCACCAATTACAACATATTCACAATCTCCTGGCAATCCAGTTGCAACAAAACTACCAGATGAAGTAAATATATGAATTCTTTTACTATTATAATCTACTGTAGTTCCACCAGTGGCAGAGAAAGTTGCTTCCCAACCACCTTCTTTGGACATATAATATTGCCCATTCAAATCATACACACCACTAATATCAGGTTGATCTGCTGTTGATGGTACTGTATTACCAAATATACCGCCTAAGAATCTTTGTGCCATTTTTAGATCCTCCTATTAAGCGTCATCTAATTCGTCGTAACAAATTAAAACTTCTAAGTCACTGTTAGCACTAGCACCACCTCTTATAGAATGTCCTTCCTCTAAGTATATTGGTGAATCTTTACCTACTACAACCAAAGTAGAATCAGCAGGAACTGCCACAGTCTTTGCTAGATGATAATCTGTACTTCCATCATACCAAGACACTGTTGCATCAGCAGAAGAAGAACCATCTACGTTTGCTACAATTATAGAATTAATCTTTAAAAGTTTATTTGATGAAGCAGCATTTGCCAGCAACGAAGTAGTAGTTGTGGTGTCAAGTGCAGCACCAACTTGCTTTCCATATATTGATGTAGCACTTAGTATATTTGGTGCAGCCATGGTTTAAAAAATCTCCGTAAATTTATTTATCATCCTAAGAAAGCAGCAAGACCTACTGCCTTACCAGCACTAATACCTGCATTATCCATAGTACTAGCATCACCATAATAACTCGCTGCAGTAATAATACCAGCAACTACCAAATCTCCAACAGGATTAAAAGTAGCACCAACACCAGTTGGTTGTCCTATTTTAATACCACTACGAGCAGTAATAAGTCCAGTAGAATCTACATTCTGAACATCTTCATATGTAAGAGTTCCACCAACAGAAAGATTACCACTAATAGTTGCACCAACTGCAACTAAACCACCATATCCCAGAGAAACACCTATTCCAACACCAGTGGCTTCAATTGCATGAATGCCATGAGTAAAGGAACAAGGACCCGTAGCAGCTCTGTTAGTAAATTTGTCGGATCGTACCCTAGACATAGTATTACTTTTTTAGTTATTTATAATCAAGCACCATCTCGTGTTGTAGAAGAGACTCCATACAAACTTGCAAATGGATTAGCAGCCCATGCCATATAAATGTAATCACTACCACTATTATTCCAAGCATCACCACTATTCCATATCTTAAATCCAGTAGAAAGGAAATCAATTCTATTTACGGATGTTGAAGAGGTATCATTTTCTGCTCCATTAGTATTAGGAATTAATCTATGATGACAAGGATCAACTAAATCTCTTTTGTTATCAAATAAAACAAAATCGTTAGTAGATCCACTTGTTGTTCTCTTAATTATAACCATAGCCGGCTTAAATCCTGTCCATACCATAGGACCAGTTGCACTTCCATTTCCTTGATATCCACCAAAATGCTGAACTCCTTCCACATTAGCCCATATCCAAGCAATATAATCCTCACCATCAATATTACAATCACTATCAGTACCAATAGTTAAAACATGGTTATCTGGTCTAGTATCATTCCAAATTGAAGATTTAGTAATTGCTTCAACATTACTATTAAATCTCATCATTTTTTGGGGCCCCAACCAGTCATGATATAAAGGGAAATCTAAACTACCACCAGTATTATCTAAATTCCTTATTAACCAGAATGCAGGTTTCTTACCAAGACCATGTGCTATTGACCCTACAGATCCTGTCCCAGTGTACTTAACAATTGAAAAACCTTGGTTAGTTCCCACTGATGCACCAGTAGCAGAAATTGATGGTCTATTATAAGTTATATCACTATCTACAAGTTCCTTACCATCAATAAACATACCCTCCATATAAGTTCTACCACTGGCACTGTTACTTGTTAAGGTCATCTGAGTTAAACTTCCAGATACATAAAAAGTATGAGAATCACCGACAGATGAAGTATGTGTAGTACCACCAACAGTTATAGTACACGTTGACTCGTAACCAGTTTCTCCAATAACTTTAACTGATGATGAAACAGTCACTGGTGTAGATAAAGTCATTGTAATCAATACTTGGTTACCACTGGTTCTTGCTCTAGTACCTTCTGATAGATAACCATTAAATGCATTAGCTATTGCTTGATCAAAACTACCAGAAGCTAGTGTGAAAAGTCCAGACCAAACTTGAGATGCATTAATAGTAGTACTATTCAGAGCAGCAGAATCCATACCAACATCAGAGGCAGCTGAATGACCTACACCATCAACATTGAAGGTGTTTTTGCTGCCACCAGCTTTCCAAGAATATGAAACATAATTATAAGAACTTGTTCCATTAATAACTCCAGATGAACCTAATTTAAAACCATCTGGAGTATTGTCATCTATGTTTATTATATTAGCAGTAGTTGTCTCTTCAGACATATCATTACTATAAACAAACTTATTAGATCCTCTAACACTATCAGTCCAGTACCAGTTACCAGTATCATTTCTAGCCTTACCTACAATTAAATCTGGGTTAAATCCAGTTGTTATTATTCTACCAGCAGTTTCATTACCAGTCCAAATATTAGCAGAAAAATACTTATCAGGACTTACAGATCCTGGAACTGGCATATTCTGAGAACATAAAGGTAAGAAATCTTTAGGTGGAGCATAAGCAAAAGGTTTTTGTCCAAAATTAAATTCTGAGGTATTTCCATCCTGCCAATTATTACAGCAAGGATACCAATCCATATCATCATATGCATACCTTAAATCACTATACATTGGATTTGCATTAGTAACCGGATCAGCACTATCAAACCATGCACCATTCTTACCAGTAAATATTGTTCCCTCATCCATATTTACAGCAACCATAATAAGGTCACCATCATCAAAACCACCTCCATAAGATGAAGTTGCTCCACCTTTACCACCTTTTAATCCAGAAGCAGTAACATATCTTCCTTGTGCTGTAGCAATAGCAGCAGCAGTTAAACTTCCTGTTCTATAATATACACCAATTCCAAGATAACTATTACTTGCAACAGTAGTTGCCAAACATTCCCAATACCATTTTCCAGTAGATGGCATTCTATGAGTAGCTCTTACATGTCTATCGCCAGAAGTTGATGTAACTTTTAAATTTCCATGTGAAAGTGTTAATCCATCATAATAATCATAACCACTCATTGTACAATAACTTCCTGGGAAATTAGTAGTTGTTACACCAACGTTATTATTAATACTATTTCGACAACCTGATGGACTATCCAATGACCATATTGGAGTATTATTAGCAGTCCAATTACTTTTATTAGGACTCTGATCTTCAATCAAGTTAGTAGCATTACCCAAAGTAGAACTATTAAAACCAGTACCATCCATTGGTAAATAAAAACCATTGGTTCCCCAACCAGCAGTAGCTGCTGAACCAAGACCATCCTTTAATATACATCCATCAACACTAACTGCACCTACTCTATAAGCAAAGAAATTCCAAGCATCAGCACCAGTATTATTAAATGTAAATGATGTTAAAACTTCTCCCTTATCTTTTATCTTAACCCATGCTTGACTGTTAGCACTAACTTGTGAAGTAACTGTACTTGTAATATCTACTCCATTAGCAGTAACAGTTGCAGCAGAAGAACTTCCACTCTCTTCTCGCCTCATCCACATCCAAATACCACGGTCTGTCTTGGCAGTAATGCCACCAGTAGGTAATGTCCACGTTATAGTTTGACCATAATCCGGCATACAATATCCAACATCAGCAGCACCACCATCAGCAGGGTTAATTATATCATCAAACATTTCTGCATGAGTTTCACTTCCTTGAGCAGTTCCACTAAGTTGACTGCTCCAAGTAGTTCCATCATTTAAAGTACAAATATCATTAACATCAAACTTCTTAGGAACCCAAATTCCTGATTTTGGATCTGTAAATCCAAATGCTGTGGGATCACAAGGTTGTCCATCAATACAATATAACTCTGCTATTTCAAAATCAGAATATGTGCTGCTATAAGTTCTTTTACCAACATTATGTTCTTGACTATTCATCCAATAGAACTTCATGTTCTCGGTAGGATATGTTACTGCAACAATATCAGTATCATAATCTGTTACTTGAGAACCATTAATATAAAATTTCATACGCTCCGTATTGGTCGTATGAGCTGTATTAATATAAAGGAGAAAATGTGTCCAAGCAGATGGATCTCTAAAAGTTTGTTGTGTATAAAATCTTGCTGAAGTAGAACCACCTGCAGTACATTCAAAATTTATTTTAGCATTACCTTCCAACGACAATTGAAATAATTCACTACCAGAAGCACCAGCAGTAAGTAATTGACTTTGACCACCACCAGAAACTCTATTAGTTTTACTCCACCAAGATACAGTAAAATTTCTTCTATTACCAGCACTACTAAAAGTTTTACTAATATATGAACTATCTGCAACACTAAAGGAAGTGCTACCTTTAACTAAGTGATCCTGGTTCTGATTTAAACTCAGAGGGGTCTTCGTCGCCAATATAGACATTTAATTATTCCCCCTATTGATAATCAAGTCCTGCGCTGGCAAGTAGTTGAGTAACTCCTGTTCCTGTTTGGGTTTCTTGTTTAACAACAAATGTCACCATATCAATTTCAGACGATGCTGCTGCCTTTGACATATTTGGTGGAGAACCCGAAGGCCATAAGAAATATGTTGCAAATCCTACTGTTGTAATACCTGATGATGGTTGAGTAACAATTAGTGAGTGTGATTCTCCTACTGTACCACCTGTTACTGTGAATGTAGATATACCTGCTGCCAACGTAATTTCATGTGCATTACCTGAACCCAAGTTCAAGGTAATCATACCACTTTGAGAATATGCTGACGTAGTAGTAATACCAGCAGCAATTGTAACAGTAGCACCAGCACCAGATGCAGTTACTGTAGCACCTGAGGCCCAGTTAATATCAGTAACACCCGCACCTAAAAATGAACCACCAGACCTAATATCAACACCAGATATAACACCAGTTAAAGCAGATCCATCACCTTCAAAACTTGAAGCAGTTAAAATACCAGCAAATACTGCATTACCATTGGAATGAACAGTAGCACCAATACCTGTAGCAGGAGGTCCTACGTTTAATCCACTACGAGCAGTAACCCAACCAACACTATCAACGTTAGTTGTGTCCTCGGAAATAATCGTACCACCAACAGTTACGTTACCCGTAACAGTCAAGGCAACACCAGTGATACCGTCTGGGAAATCAACTGGCCCAGTCGCTACCTTATTGGTTATTTCATTTACCTTTACTCTTGACATGGTATGACTTTTTTAGTTATTTAGGTTGGATATGCTACAAGGACTATACCAGAACCACCTTCAAATCCTTTAGCGTATGGTCCACTATTGTTACCACCGCCGCCGCCTCCACCGGTTGATCTTTCACCATTAGTTCCAGATACATTAGGATCATAAGCACCAGCACCACCACCATAATGAGGTCCATCACTAGACATAGTTGAGGTTGGATTATTCCATCCTCCACCTTGACCACCGCCGCCACCACGAGGACCAGGGTTAGCGGCATTAGCACCACCACCACCTCCTCCAGCAAATCCCCATGCAATATCTGAAGATCCGTCTATAGAACCACCTATTCTAGCTTCAGGGTTGCGGAACGTAGCAGGAGCTTGGATTCCAATACCACCACCACCACCTACACCTGTTATAGGATCATATGATGGATTGTCTTCACCCTGAGAACCTGCACCACCTCCACCAGTACCATAATTATTACCGGAATCACCACCATCATTTCCATAATTAGTCCATCCAGTTTCAGTTGGGTTACCACTAGCCTCTCCAGCAGTACCATTTTGACGACCACCGCCACCACCAGAGCCACCTGCTTCACCAGGACTACTAGTTCTTGATCCACCTCCACCACCGCCATTTACTTCAATACCAGGATTACTTGTAGGAGGACCATCAAAGACGGTAGAACTACCATCAGATCCTTTAGTATCTTGGGCAACAGATGAAACGCCGCCACCACCAATAGTTATTGTATAAGTCGTACTTGCATCTAAAGGAGTATCAGGTCTGTATTTAACACCACCAGCACCTCCACCACCAGCAGCATCAAATCCACCACCGCCTCCACCAGCAACCATAAAGACTTCTGCAGAAGGAATTGCCTCACCAGACGTAACTAACGTTCCTGAATTAGTGAATGCATGGATGGTCTTACCATTATAAAAACTTATTGCACCACCAGTTGCCTTTGCTGTCTTTGTATCTGTATCTGCTATTTGATATCTAATTGCTACTATTCCGCTACCACCAGCACCACCTCTTTGAGCCGTTGGTCCTGGAGCAGTACCACCCCCACCACCAGTACCAGGTGTTCCATTTAATCCCATGTTCAATGCTGTTGGGGATCCTTCATTGGCACCACCACCAGCACCACCAGATGCATTACCAGTAGGACTAACTCCAGCACCACCACCACCAAACCATCCACCACCACTTCCAGGTGAAGGACCAGATGGAGTTCCTATCGGAGAATTAGTAGGAGGTCCTGCAATAAAACAAGATAAACCAGCACCACCACTGGCATCACTAGAACTTCCTGCAGCACCCCAGCCGCCTCCGCCGCCACCGAATTGAGGAGGTGAGTTTCCTGCACCACCATCATTACCTTGTGGAGGACTAACTGGAGGATTATTACCTTCACCACCAGCATATTGTGGATTACCTGATCCACCGCCACCACCAGATCCACCATTATTACCAGCAGAATAAAGGTGGCCACCACCTCCACCACCAGTAGAAGTAATAGTTGCAGGAGCAGTTGTTGGATTAACTAACGCAGAATCAGTTCCATCAAATCCATTTTCATTACCTGGTTGACCACCACCAGCACCACCAGCACCAACAGTTATTGTGTAAGAAGCTACACCGACTGTAAAATTCGTAGGAGATGCAGCAGGGTGTCCTTCAAGACTAGTTCTACAACCACCGGCACCACCACCTCCATGATATAAACCACCACCACCAGATGTTCCGCCAGCACCACCGCCTCCGGCAACAACCAAATATTCTACTTCAGAATCATAAGTACCAATTTCTGTTACTTCAAAAACTCCTGAAGATGTAAAAGTATGAGATCTATAGACCTTTCCTGTAGGAGTAGTATAATCATTAACAACACCACCTGTTGCTACATGACCATTAAAACCACCAGGATCACCAATAAGAGTTCTATTAATACCTAACCATGATACATCTGCTCTACTAAAAGAGCCGCCGCCACCTCCAGTTGAAATTGCTTTACCTCTATTCTTTCCTATAAATCCCATCAGTCAGGCCTCCTAACTAATTTCTTCATAAGCACAGACTACATCTAAGTGTCCTGCGTTAGATTGCCCTATAATACCTATTTGTTTATTTTCTTCTAAGTATATTGAATTATTTTTATCTATTATTGAAACTAAAGAGTTGACAGGAACAGTTACTGTTGTACCAACTGAAACTGTGGCACCTGCACTAATATGAGTTGCTGCTATATCGTAAATATAAACCGTTGCACCAGTTGTATCTCCAATTGCTGCTGCAGATAAAGTATTGATCTTTATTACCTTTCCACTTGAAGCAGCATTGATAACAACAGTTGTTACACCTACATACTTACCACTTTCCAAAGCACCTGCAGTGCTCACACCGGCAATGGCGGTAGTAACACCAGTAATGGTTGCTACACTGACTATATTTGGGGCTGCCATGTCTTAAAAAGTCCTCGTAAGTTTATTTATCCAAATACCATTGCCATAGCAATTGCCTTGCCAGTCGTGGCTTTGGTTGCCAGTTCAGTAGAGACATCAGTACTACCATATACCAAACTTGTAGCAGTCACTGCTCCACCAACTATAATACCATCAGAGTTAGCAGTTACGGCAGAACCAACAACTACTGAAGTTGTTATAGTTCCTATACCAGCAGTTGCAGCCGTAGAAACAGTAACACCATTAGCAAATGTTGGAGCATTGTATCCATTTTTAGATACAAAGTTATCGGCACGTATTCTACCACCACCACCTGCAAGAGTTTGAGGAGCACCAGTTGTACCAATACCTAAAATATCAACAACAAGATCATCACCATCTGCAATTGTTAAATCATAACTTGATGATACAGCAATCTCAGGATACTGTGTATATGCAACAGTAGCAGTTGCAGGTACATCAATTGAAAGGTCTGCACCTACATCTAAAACTCTATCTGTATAATAGATTTTAGATCCATCACCACTAGCAGAAACAGCAGTTCCTAATCCAGCAGGGAGGTTAGTTAGTTTAGAACCATCACCATAATAATAGTTGGCAGTAACAACACCCGCATTAACTACAGTAGTATTATTTGAATCTGCAGCACCAATAGGATTAGTTGTTCCTATACCAACATTTTTAGTCGTATGAATGCCAGCAGCAGTAGCAATCCAAGTTCCACCAACACCAACCAACTGAGAACCGTCACCATAATAAGCTGATGCAGTTACAATTCCTGCATTCAGATCATTGGTTCCAAGTGTGGCGGTTGAAAAACCGGCTAAGTCTCTTGCTCTTGACATATCGACTTTTTCTAGTTATTTATGCAATAAAAAAGGGAGGAAGAACCTCCCATGTTTTTAGGTTGTTATTGCCCAACCTACGGTCTTCGGACTTGCAGTATCTGCTTGATGTGCGTCCTCATCCCAAATATAATACTTACCAGCAGTTACTTCTGCCGTTGTTAATGTAGGTGGGTTGCCAAGAGGAGAATACCAAGATGCTGTATTAACTCCCACACTCCATGATGCATGAGGTTGCTGAGGTAGAAAAACATCAGTAGAAGCTACACCCAATGTTGCTACATTAGTTGCATAGGTATAACCAATACCAGCATAATTACCTCTAAAATTACCATTATAAGAGGTTTGCTTCCAATTTGTATCAGCACCTAAAAGTTTCTGACAAAAAGCAACACCGATACTTTCTATTTCAGTACCTGTATTGTCTTTAATGTCATCATTGCTCACAACAATGACTTGCTCAACAATGTTGTTAGCATCTAATTTTGCAAAATGAGCCATCGCTTTTTATTTCTCGTAATGGTTTACTTTTATTTAGGTTTATTTAGGTTGGGTACGAAATGATAATAACACCAGATCCACCATTACCACCGCCAATATTATTATCTTGTAGTTGATTGGTTGGATGAACTACTGGATCAGGTCCACCACCAGTAGTACCAGAAGCACCACCGCCTCCACCGCCGGTATTCATAGTTCCAGACGTACCAGCATAATTTACATACGGTGCGACTCCACCAGCACCAGCACCACCACCATGAGTTGCGGCACCAGCAGGTCCAATAGGACTACGTGTTGATGCAGGAGAAACACGACCTCCACCACCACCACCGGCATATCCAGTAGAAGTTCCTGATATAGAAAGATTTATACCAGCACCACCGTCTCCACCGCCGCCGTCTCCACCAGGATCACCAGCACCAGTAAATCCACCGCCACCACCTGAACCATAGTTTGCTATAGGAGGAGCAGATCCTTGACCACTATCATTACCTTGATTAGGAGCATCATCTTGTGGGTTGTATGGTGATTGTGGATTATATTTACTACCTTCACCACCAGGTCCAGCACCACCACCACCTGATGAACCACCAGCAGAACCACCTGGCATACCTGGAGCACCACCTAGAGTTCCACCACCTCCACCAGCAGCAACAATTTCAGTCACAGGACCAAATGTTGGAGGCCCCATTTGGGAATCTCCTCCACTTTTTGCTCTCCAAGTCTCTGCAGCAGATGTGGGACCATAAGAGACGGCACCCATATATCCTTGAGCAGCACCACCGGCACCAACCGTCATTGTATAAGCACCTGTTGCAAATGCTTTTTCTGAAAGAGTACTAACAGGATTTGTTTCACTGGTAAGTAATCCACCAGCACCACCACCAGCAGTACCATCACTAGAAACAACTGATCCGCAACCACCACCACCGCCAGCAACGATTAGAAAAGCGCAAGTAAGAGGTCCATCAGTTACAGTAAATGTTCCTGAAGATTGGAAAGTATGAACAGTTTTTGTAGGAGTATAAGAAACTATTCCACCACTTGCAACTGGAGCTGCTTGAATTTGTCCGATTGGATATCTAACTATTACTCTTCCAGAACCACCTCTACCACCAAATCCTTCAGAAGCTCCACCACCGCCTCCGCCGCCACTACCCATCTCACCAGGATTACCCCATTGATACTTAGTAGTAGGACCGTTTCCTCCATCATTAACTCCATCTCCACCACCACCTTGACCGCCTTGGCCAGCACCAGGAGGAGCATTATAAGTTGCGCCACCGCCTCCACCAGCATAATATTCTGCTACACCTGTTCTATATGAATTTTGTTTTCCATCTCCACCATCTCCACCAGCTCTTGTACCACCTATACCACCAGCTAAACCAGCAGCACCGGCACCACCACCACCGCCAGCACCACCTGTTGCAGGCCCTGGACTATTCCAATTACCATCACCACCTGGATATCCTTGTGTAGGTTGATCTGTGGTTCCAGCTTCACCAGTATCCATTCCTCCACCACCACCTGATGCACCACTACCACCAGGAGGGTTGGCACCAGAACCACCACCTAAACCACCACCATCGGCAGTCAGACCAAATGCTGTAGTATCAACTCCTCCTTGACTGGGAGCAGTATCAGGATGATTGTGGGATCCAGCACCACCAGCACCAATAACTACGGGATAAGAAGTTGCAGCAACTGGATGAGTAGGAGTTTCAAGGAAACCACCGGCACCACCTCCACCTCCTCCATGAGAAGAACCAGGCATTTGACTACCAGCACCTCCACCTCCTCCAATCACGAGGACATCTACGTGTGCAGGTTCACTGGGTGAAAGTGCAGTTATTTCAAAAGTTCCTGATTCTTTAAAAGAATGAGATCTATAAACTACTCCTGTCGGATCAACATAATCAGCTGTTATACCACCAGTTGCAGTATGTCCAGTAGGAGGACCATATTGATCTCCAATGCCAGCATCCACACCAGTAGCTAACCACTTATCAAGATAAGATGCTGCAGGGTTATTTTGTGAACGAATGCCCATTGTTATAACATTTTTATGTATTTAGACAGCATAACGAATTATAACTATACCATCACCACCTGATCCACCATTATTGCCAGTTGGATATCCACTTCCTCCACCGCCACCGCCACCTTTTCCATCTACACCATCACTACCATCAGCATTATAATTACCTACTCCACCACCATAGGGGACCGCTGCCGTTGGTGGATCTCCTGGAGTTCCAGCACCTGAATTGGTTCCACCTCCACCTCCACCATAACCAATATCACCAGCAGTTGGATGATCAGATGTAGGAGGACCATATCTATAACCATTATTTACTCCTATTCCTCCTGCTCCTGCTACACTAACAGAAGCAGCACCACCTACACCACCAGCACCACCGCCTCCACCAGAACCCCAAGCTGGAGGACTAGATGAACCAGATGCTCCATCATTTCCTTGAGATGGAGCTGGTGTAGTTGTACCTACTTCTCTATTTCCATAACCCCAACCATTTGGTGCTGGTGGGTTATGGGATGAGCTACCACCTCCAGAACCACCATTTTGATCTGGATTACCTGTAGCGTTTTTATTATAACCACCTCCACCACCACCTTGTGCTGTTACGGTAGAAAATACGGATGGACTACCACCATCAGTACCTGTTGGATGGTTACCCGTACCACCTTCTCCAACTGTTATGGAATAAGTTTGTGCAGTAACGGTGAAACTAGTTCCAGTTAAAACTCCTCCGGCACCGCCACCGCCGCCATTAGAACTACCATAAACAGAATTGCCACCAGCACCGCCACCACCAACAACAATATAATCAACAGTTGCAGGGTCTCCAGTAACTATAAAATTACCTGGTCCAGTAAAAGTATGAGATTTATAAGATCCAGTAGGATCAGTGTAAGTCGCCGTTATACCACCACTTGCACCAAAAGGATGAGGAGCTGGATTACCAGCATCATGTCCAGTATTGCCAAACATATTAAAAAAATATGCTGCTGGATTATTGGATTTAATACCCACGATTAAATCCTCCTATTATACGTCAGTATCGCCATTCACAATAAAGTTGACCATTGATCCAATTCCTGTTCCTCCTGCATCAGGAGCATCTATCGCAACAGAAAGTGTATCACCCCAATTAGACATTACCAATGGGTAATTAACTTCAAAGAATGAGGTCTCATTCGCTGCAAGGTCAATTGTTAAAAACTTGTTCGCTGTAACTCCAGTCGCAACTGCGTTCTGTACAGCAGATTCATTCATGTATAAGGAAACTCTCGCTGTTCCCAATCCTGTGTTATGCATTACTACACTTCTTACGTAGCAAGTGGAAGCAATTCCTACTCCACCTTGAGTATTAGTAACGCCGACAGTCAAAATGCCAACTGTACTAAGACCCACCACAGAGGTAATTCCAATTAATTGTGTCTTCTTGAGAGTCATTTTTACTGTCTTTTGTAATGTTATTTATTAAAGGAATAGACCAGAAGTGATATTAAACTCACCACCGACTCCACTTAATGCAGAACCGTCACCAGCAAAACTAGTTGCAGTTACAATACCTGATACATTAATACCAGAAGCATTAACCTCTTCTATAGTTGAACCACCAACTGTTAATAATAAATCACCGGTACCTGCGTTATTAATAACGCTGTTCGTAGCATTATGATAAATTTCTAGGTCTTGTGACGAACCAAATCGTGCTTTAGCATTATCATCAAAATCTATAGAACTATTTGCTCTAGACCTTGAAATATTATAGTTACCACCTTGGAAATTAACATCTCCATTAATTGTAGAAGTAACCGCAGGGTCAATTGTTATAGCAGTAGCAGTTACTGTAACAGCAGCACCAACAGCAACAGAAGTTGATATCGTTGTTACTCCAATTGTGGCAATACCACTAACATTAATCTGCTGGAATTCAGCAGGAGTTGATGTAGTAATATTATCAGTAGATGCAACACCTGTCAAGCCTGAACCATCACCACTAAAACTAGTAGCAGTAACAGCACCTGATACATTAATACCAGAAAGATTAGATGTTACAGCAGAACCTGCAACAACACTAGCAGCATTAATAGAACCACTAACAGTTAAATCATCAACGTCAGTTACTTCACCAAGAGTTACAGTAGCAACGTTAAATGTTTTATATGCTGCTGCTTCTACAGTAGATCCAGTCGATACACCACCATTCATAATGGTAAATGTTTCGCCATCACTAGCAGTGAAGTTAGTACCTTCGGTCTGCCTTTCGCCGTTTACATATATGTCAATATATCCTGGGTCGTACCCAGAAGTAAACGTGAAATCACTAGTGATTCCGCTTGTGGTATAAATTTGTCTGGCAATCCGTACAGAACTATCTGATGGATTGTTACCAATATACCCAGCCATTAGCTAACACCCGATAAGATACTGAAGTTGACATCTACACCATTCTTGGTGTCACAATAGACTCTAAGCTCATCAGTTGCTTCGAGTACAGTTTTACCAGCATCACTTATAATCATAGATGAACCCTCTGGTATAGGAGCATTATATACAAGATTCGCATCTACACCAGCAGATGAGTCCCTTGTTTCCACAAAGACTTTAATAGCACCGTTTTCATTATTAGTTAATGTACCACCAATAACGATACTCTTGGTTGCAGCAGCAGAAGTATATACTGTAGTAACACCAAGGAACTTAACAACCTGACTTGATGCTGACGATTCATTCGTTGAAGCAATGTCAGTATAAATTGTTGTTCCGTCTATTTGTGTAACCTTAGTACCACCAGTAAAGTTGCTATTAACAACTAAGTCAGAAACTCCAATACCAGTGTTTGCTGTTACTGTAATAGAAGTTCCAGCAGCACCTATTGTACTACCAGTATAGGAAGTAACAACTCCGACTGTTTTTGTAATTGAATTTGAGAATGACTCAGCCATTGTTTTTTACGTGTTGAGATTATTTATTAACCGCCTAGTGCGATTACGAGTCCAACTGAAGGAATAGATCCTCCATTTAATGTCACTGTAGCGGATGTAGTTGCAGAACCTAAACGAATAGTTCCATCTTGAGCAGCATACAGAACAGTACCACCAGTTCCGACATTAAATTCGGTAACAACAGTACCAATTCCACTGATATTGATGTTTCTACCTGAAACCTCATCATAAGTGATATCGCCTCCTACGTCAAGGTTACCCCCAACTGTTAAGGCTCCACCAACCCAAACGTCAGTACCTGTAGTAGTAAATCCAGTGAGAGTTGAAACACCACTGACACTTAATGTCTGTGATGCAAATTGATTAATAGTACCCAGTCCAGAGATATAAAGTTCTCTACCAGATAACTCATCAAATACAAGATCATCACCAACATATAAATCACCACCAACGTAAAAATCGCCACCGGTTGTGGTAATACCACCGCCGCCAGCGAGAGTTGTGATTCCTGCAATTGATATACCAGTTCCAACTTGAATGGCAGCAACACCACCATCACCGTAGATAGCACCTGATATTGTACTAATACCAGATAATTTTAAGTCGGTAGCAGCAATTCCACCAATAACATCAAGAGTGGTAGATGGTTGCGTAGAACCGATACCTATCTTGTTGTTTGTGCTATCAGCAAACAGGAGACTGGTATTGACCGTAAGGCCATTTTTAACTACAAAATTCCTATTAACCGCCATTGGAGTTCACTGTCCCTCCTGTTTGCATTATTATTTATAGAACTTTAACGTTCGCCTTGAATACTCCACTTTATTCTTAAATCAGCAAGACTACCAGTGTTAAGATCACCACCAGTAGGTCCATTATCATGAAGTGTAATATCCCATTCTCCACCGGATGCTACACCAGCAGTACCTCCCTGATTTTCTCCACCTTGATAAATTCCAGAACCAACATCAGGGTCATTATCGTTTGTACTACGGAACTGATAATAAGAACCACCAGTTAACCACTGCAATACACCATCCGTGGGATTAGAATTTTTATCTACAGTCATAACAGTAGTTCCCATATTACCCAAATACTTGTCACTATTTCCTTGGAAAGCATAAGAGAATGTACCACCACTTGTTAAGTACTGGACCACAAAAGAACCTGTATTAGTAGCATCAACTATTCCTTTCACTAATACTTCTTCAGTACTAGCCCAATCCGATAAGTCAAGGAAAAGACCAGAACGAGGAAGCATAGCAGAAGGATTCCTTACAATTCTTGCAGTTTTAGTAGTAATGACTGGATTATTACCAGCACTACCACCCCTACCAAAGATACGAATATAACCATTGGTTCCATCAGTAGTTACTGATTGAGTAAGAGATGTTCCATAAGTATAGGTTCTAGTTGATCCATCATTACCACCTGTTTCTGACGATAATTTAGTCCAATTACCCCCATAATATCCTGATCCACCACCTCCACCACTAGCAGTAGAATTACCACCTCCAGCAGCACCGGATCCACCATGACCATCTTCACCATCAGTACTTTGATGAGCTCCGTTAGTCAAATAATCATTAGTAATTTTAAATCCTCTATCAATTGATGTGTTATTACTATCAGTAGCTACAGGATATATTTCTCCATCAGGGTCTCTAAGTTTACTAGTAAATGTTTCACAAGCACCATACCTGTTCTGATACCAACTACTTCCTTTAGGACATCTGGATGCTCTTCCTTGATTTCCAGTTACCATTGCTTGTCCTTCAGCTGGTAATGTATTGGCAGAAAAATATTCTCCACTACCAAATCCACCACCATTTACACCACCAGCACTATCTGCACCACCATCTCCACCATCTCCACCAGCACCTCCTTTTCCTCCATTACCAACTATACCAATAACACTTCCTAATTCATAAACACCAGTGGCAGGTCTACTAGTAGATTTTCCACCTGTAGCAGCAATGCCAACAAATTCTTTATTTTGATCCATAGTTCCTTGCAAAACCATCCATCCACCAGTTCCACCAGAATAACCAGACGATGCATCTCCTTTTGCTCCACCTAATTCTAAATCAACAGTAAGATCATCATCTCTCGCAAACATACTAACATAATAATAATTATCCCATGCATACACTGATGTATTACGTGAACCAGCAGTGTTAATTACTTCTTGTACATGATTAAGGTCTATCTTAAATCCACTAGTATAATCAGCAAGATTAATATCTTCAGAATAAACATCATATGCAGCACTACTTGCTGCCTTTTCTCCCCCAGCTGGCATATACTCTAATCTAATCGTTTGTGTTAAATCAGTAGCATTATCAGTTATACTATCACTGGTTACTGAAGAAACTAGATCATCAGGAGCATATGAAACAAGACAGGTATATGTATTAAGTCCAACATATCCTGGAGTGAATACATAAGAACTTGAAGTTGCTCCTGAAACATTTGCACCCGCATTCATCCATTGGAATGCTAAGTTACCATTATCTCCATTAGAGATAGTTGCATTAACACTAAGAGTTCTTTCTAAACTATAAGCAGAAGTATTAAATCCTAAGGGTTGTACCCCAACAGTAACAATACCAACAGTAATTGCTGGCGATACACTAACTATACCAACACTAGAAAATGTCTCACCTGATGGAGAATTGCAAGTAATAGATTGTCCTACACCTACACCAGTAGCACCTACACCTGGTGTACCATGAGAAACAATTAAATCTGGATTATCTGGAACCCATTCAGCACTGACTTTATAATTTACAACTCTTGTACTACCATCACCAGAATAATCTAAAGTATAACTTCTAGTAGTAGTAACTCCAGACAATGCTGTTGTTATACCACCACTCAATACATCATCCTGATACCATCTATAATTAAAATATCCAATACCCGTAGAAGCCGCAGCAACTGCAGTCAGAGTAGTAGTTCCTCCACCTGCAATGACACCATTCTGAGGATTGGTTGAGAATGAGATATAGGGAACTAGATACTCATTCTCTAGTCCCCTACTGAAGTTTTGACTCATGAGAAGTTCTGTCCGACAA